CTGACTATAGAAAACAAGTGCTTCCACTCCCAGACAGCGAATGATATCGGTCTCCCATGCAGCCTAGAAGCGGTGGAAGAATGGGAGAATATCCTACCTGGACCGATTACATACCCCGGCATGAATCGAATGGACTTTGGATATTACCGTAATCCAATCAAAAATAAAATAGATGGTTCCGCATGTGGTGTATCAGTGTATGAGTCGGCTGCGGAGTTGATTCGAAAAGCGGACACGCAGGGCGCAAGGCTCGACTGGGAATACGAATCGGGAGAGCGTGCTATCCATGTGGATAATAGAGCACTTAAACAAGACAAGGCAACCGGAAAACTTGGACTGCCAAAACTCAAAAACAAATTGTATCGAGGAATGAATCTGGATGCCGGGAAAGACCAAGAACTATTAAAGGAATACTCCCCAGAAATGAGGGATGAAGCCTTTAAACGCGGATTGGAGGAATACAAGCGTGAGATTGAATTTTCCGTAGGACTTGCCTATGGTGACCTGTCAGATGCGCAGGAAGTAGCAAAGACAGCCACGGAAATTAAAGCATCAAAGAACAGGAAGTACAACCGAGTAACGGCAATCCAGAATAACTTATACGATTGCTTAGAGGATTTCGTTGCCGGACTTGCATTTTACAACAGCATGCTTAATTCGGGATATGAGTTCTCGTGTAAATTCAACGATTCCATTCTAACCGATGAGGAAACAGAACGCCAGCAGGACAGGCAAGATGTGAGTATGGGCGTGATGTCGCATCTGGAATACCGCATGAAATGGTACAACGAAGATGAAACCACAGCGAAAAAGATGTTGCCGGAACAGAACCAAGTCATGGACGATCAGATGTTTTCAGACTTAGGGGGGGCACAAGTACAAAGTAAAACATTAAATGGTGCTCAAACACAGAGTCTTATTGCTATTATGTCTCAATACACAGCCGGAGAGCTGACAGAAGGACAGGCGGTTAATTTGATTGCAACAGCAATTGGAATCGAAAAAGACGAAGCAAGAAAAATCTTAGATGGAGAAGTGATCTAATTGAGAGAGGACTACAAGAAACAACTATCCGGACAGATTGAGAAGCATTTTCTGGATTTGGAGCAGATGATTTTGGAGGACATTGTTCGCAGAATCAAAAAAGCCGGAAAAATTACAAGCACGGCAGACTGGCAGATTAACCGGTTACAGATCATCGGGTACTCTTCTGAGGACATCGAAAAGTTGGTAAAAACCACGCTGAACCTGTCATATCCGGAAGTGTTTGAATTGTACGACAAGGTTATCGACTGGGAATATGTCCGCAACAAAGATATCTACGAACAGGTCAATGCGGAATATATCCCCTACGAGGATAATAAGGAGTTGCAACAGCTTGCAGATGGATTCATCCAGCAGAGCAATGATGATCTGCGGAACGTCACAAAGTCCATGGGATTTTATGTGGATTACGGAGGCGGTAGGCTTGTTATGACTCCATTATCCGACATCTACCAAGGATATCTTGATAAGGCTATCACAGGCGTTGTTTACGGAGCATTTGATTACAATACCATGATACGCAAGGTGGTTACTCAGCTCACAAATAGCGGACTCAGGAGCATTGATTACGCTTCTGGGTGGCATAGCAGGGTAGACGTGGCGGCAAGGAGAGCGGTTATGACAGGAGCATCACAGCTTACTGGGAGAATCACGGAAATGAACGCCGAGAAGTTAGGAACAGAACATTTTGAGATTGCGTGGCACGCCGGAGCAAGACCATCACACGCCGTCTGGCAAGGTAAGGTGTGGAGTAAAAAAGAACTTGTTACGGTGTGCGGTCTTGGAACAGTCGCTGGATTGCTTGGAGCAAACTGTTACCATGAGTATTATCCTTTTGTAAAGGGCGTGTCAGAGCGGAATTGGTCTGATTCTTGGCTTGCAGAGCAGAACCGCGAGGAAAGTATACCTAAGACATTTAACGGCAAGGAATACACCTTATACGAAGCCAAACAGCAACAGCGGAAAATGGAAACTGCTATGAGGGCGCAGAGAGAAAAGGCTGTGCTACTAAAACAAGGTGGAGCTGACCCAGATGATGTAATAATCGCGAAAGCAAAGTATCAAGGACAACTCGGGGAGTACACCAGATTTTGTAAACGAATGGGGCTGCATCAAGAGCGTGAGCGCATCTATTACGATATGCGCGGCAGAGTGGCACCCGTACCAAAACGATTTAGGAGGCAGAAATGAGTAAAGTAAAAGTAATCAGACAACCGACAGCGGAAGCAACATTGATTTTTGAATTTGAGATAGCATCATCAGAATTTCTGGTCAAGAATTTCACGGACGGAGATATCTACGCATCTCTGGAAAGGGACGCGACAAAAGAGCAGAGCGTATTGATTCCGGCGCAGACCGCACAGCGATTGCAGTACGGTTCTTACGGCGGTGGAAAGAGTAGCACCGTCCAAATCATCCCCACAGCAACAAGCGAAAAAGGAGTAGAAGTACAATGCTTAAAATGGTAGACGGAACAGGAATCATAGGAGTGGATATGATCTGTCCTCTGGGTGTCTCTACGCCGCAGCCACCGAATTATGACAGGGTAGAGCTAGAGGGTACAGGAATGTTGGTACTTCCGAACAGCTTGGATGCACCGCTTGAGAGGTTGGAGCTTGGTGGGAAGACGAAACAGGTGAGTACAAGAGGAGTTAACCTATTTGACGAAAAGTTACTTTTAGATTTTGACAGCGAAAATTATGATAAAACACAATCAGGAAGCGGATTTTATTATTATAAATTTCCAGTAAGCGGTACGGTTACAGTATCTACTAAAAATGCAAACAAAAATGGCGAATATCTGACAGTAGGTATAAAACCGGACGGTAGTGACAAAACATGGTTATCACACGCGTCTGCAGCTATTTCCAAGTATAAAACATTGACTCCGGAAGATGGAAACATTTATTTAGGAGTCAATAACAATCTCGAAAGAGTTAAGAGCATGATACAAAACACTGGTGGAATCATCATAAACGAAGGTTCTGCAGCTCAGCCTTACGAACCATATACGGGTAACAAACCATCCCCAAGTCCAGAATATCAACAGGAAATTAAAAACTCTGGGAAATGGAATGAGGGAACGCAGAAATATGAAGTGGATGTGAAAGTTACGGGGAAGAATCTGTTTGATAGCGAAAAGGCAAAAGATGTTTCGAAATGGACGCCATGCGCTTTTAATGCAAACTTTGTAGAAATTGCAGTTTATGTCGGTACGGGAAGCACTGTAACAGTATCTAATAATACAAAAATCAATAATCCAGTATATTATTACGGAGTGGCTTTGAAGAGTTCTGAGGATATTAAATATTTTATATGCTATCCCGGTTATCCAAGCTCCAAAGATACACACACATTTACTGCAACAGAGGATTATATCTATGTTAGATGTAACAAAACATCGCTTAATGATGTTATTGGAGTTTGCGGTGGACTGCAAATAGAAATCGGGGCAAGTCGAACGGATTTTGAATCCTACAAAGAGCAAACCCTCACTCTCACATCCGACAGACCAATCACAAAATGGGACAGACTGGTAGAACAGGGCGGACAGATTGGGTGGTTGTATCGGAGTGAAATAATAACATTGACTGGTGATGAACATTATGTTGCGTATTCAGATTTTAATTCATTCTATACGAGCATACCTGCTCTGAATAGAAACGGAAACACGCCTTTTTGCAACAAGTATGTTCATAAATCTATCGTTAGTAGCAATTTAGACAAAGTATTTTCGGTTGGAGATGGTAGTTATGACAAAGTGTGGTTTAGAGACATGAGATTTAATTTATCTATATCGGATTTTAAGTCGTATCTACAAGATGAATATTCGAAAGGAACACCGGTAGAAGTAGTGTGTACGACGAAAGAAACAGAATTCGTCCCACTCCAACAATCCGAGCAAAACGCTATCCGAGCCTTAAAAACCTACTACCCTACCACAGTCATCACAGCGGACGGAGGGGAGCTTGACCCCGATATTAAAGTAACATACCGAAAGGAGATTTAAACATGAACTATGCAAAAATAATGGAAAACGGAACTGTGAGAATCAGCTCCATCAAAAAGGAGGGCTACAAACCACTCAAGGAAGAGAAACCAGAGGGATTCAGCAATCTTGTCTTTGTTGGATACACAGAGACAGAAGAAAACGTAATCAAAGAATATGAAGCAGTGGATGACGGTATGAGCGCCTACGGGAAATTGCAGAAAGACTTGAAAGCAACGCAGGCGGCGCAGGAAGTCACAGATCAGGCGGTGCAGGAGCTGATTTTAGCAACAATGAAAATGGGGGTGTAAGTTATGGCACAGTTTTTGGCAAACAGAATCAAAGGCGGACACTTGACAATTGATGATGTACCGGAGAGCTTGAAAGAGCAGGTGCAGGCGTTACTGTAAAATCGAATAAGTAAGACATTAGCACATAGAGATATGTGTTATTTTTATGCCTTTTTGGTCAGTAGATGAGACCTTAAACAGTCAATTCGTGGTGGATGGTTACACACCTTAAACAACCTAATGCGAAAGGAGAATGGAAACATGAAAACAGAATTTTTAAAAGGACTTGGATTGGAGCAGGATGTCATTGATAAAATCATGGCAGAGAACGGGAAAGACATTGCCGCTGAAAAGGCAAAGACTACCAAAGCAGAGGGGGAGCGTGACAATTATAAGAGTCAGCTTGAGACCACAACGGAATCTTTGGAAAAGTTTAAAGATGTTGACCCAACAGCTATGCAGGGAGAAATTGATAAGCTGAATCAGCAGCTGAAAGACAAAGATGTCGAGTATGCCGCAAAAGAAGCGGATCGCATCTTTTCCGACACGATCAAAGAAGCGATCAAGACAGCCGGCGGTCGCAACGAAAAAGCGGTCATGGCTATGCTTGATATGGACGCTTTGAAAGAATCGAAAAACCAGTCTGAGGACATTAAGAAAGCATTGGAAACCGTAAAGGAATCTGATGCTTATTTATTTGGTTCTAATGAACCATTCATGAACGCAGTCGGAGCAACAGGAGGCGGTGCCGATGTTGGTGGAGATAATCTGTCAGCAATCAGAGCGGCTATGGGACTTCCGGCAGAAAAATAATTTTTAGAAAGAAAGAGGTAAAAAGATATGGCAAATACAATTGCATTAAGAAAAGCATATTCTACTATGCTTGATGAGGTTTATAAACTGGCATCCCTTACAGCCGTATTAGACGGTCCAAACGAACTTGTAAAAGAGGGTGCAAACGCAAATGAAATTTTGATTCCGAAAATGACGATGTCCGGTCTTGCAAATTACAATAAGCAGACAGGATATGTTGCAGGTGACGTTACACTTGAATACGAGACTAAGAAATGTACTTATGATCGAGGCCGTATGTTCACCGTGGACGCTATGGACAATATCGAGTCTGCAGGTATTGCCTTCGGACGTCTTTCCGGAGAATTTTTGAGAACACAGGTTGTTCCGGAGCTTGACGCTTGGAGACTTGCGTCTTATGCAGGATACGCACCATCTGCTAATAAAGTGGCAGCAGCGATTGCAGATGCGAAAGCCGGAATTGCAGCAATTAGAAAAGGCAAGACTGCTATTAAAAATGCGGAGGCAAAGCCGGAAACCTGTTATCTGTATATCTCTGCCGCACTCAAAGGGGATATTGAGGACCTTGATACAACGGCATCCAAGAAAGTTCTGGAAGGCTGGGCTGGAGTGATTGAAGTTCCTGAGGGAAGATTTTTCGACAAAGTCACGTTGACAGCATCTGGAGACGGCGGCTTTACAACAACAGGCGGTAAGAAGATTGATTTCTTGATTGTTGACAAGAATGCAGTAATCCAGAATCAGAAGCACGCTGTATCTAAGATCATCACACCGGATCAGAACCAGGATGCAGATGCTTGGAAGTTCGGATATCGTACCGTAGGTATCGCAGAGGCGAAAGACAACAAGAAAGTGGCTATCTATGTACATACTGCTACGGAGTAGGAGTTGATCTGAATGAATTTGTATGCGGACTATAACTTCTATATGACGGAGTATAAGGGAAAAGCCACAGAAGAAGAATTTCAAAGGCAGATCGTGAAAGCAAGTGCCCACGTTCGGAGGATTACCTTTGGGCGTGCGGACAACTGCACGGAAATGGAAGAGGTGAAACTTGCTGTATGTGCAGTTTGTGATGTACTGATTTCGGATGAAAAAAGCCGAGAAAATAACAGTGGTAGACAGATCGCATCGGAGAGTACTGATGGATATTCCGTAAGCTATGTACAAGAAAAATCAGCTGATGAGACATCAGAAGAATTGTCGTGTCGGAAAGCGTGTCAGGCGGCGGAACTATACTTGGAACCGACAGGTCTGCTCTATGCGGGGGTGGAAGAATGCTGACCAATACAGATGCTACGATATACCACAGACAGTATGATCCGGAAACAAGACTGGATCAATGGGAACGGGAATATATCCCGGAAGTGTGGTGGTACAAAAATGAAAAGTCGCAGATCACGACAGATGGGTTAAAGCAAGCGGACACTTACACTGTCAGAATCCCGGATACGAGCGTGAAAATCAAGAAAGACGATTACCTTGTAAAAGGCGATTGTAAGGTTGACATGCAGACGATTAAGGACTTGGACGGATTGGATAAGACCAGAGTCACGTCTGTAAACTACAATACTTTTGGCGGTAATCCGCATATTAAGGTGGTGGGAGTGTAGTGGCAAAAGGAAAGAAGAAATTTAAGATTGAGACACCGAGAGGTGTAATTTATACGCAAGCAACAAAAGGTGGAAAAGTGACGGCAAGGCTTGACTGGAATCCCAGCTTTAAGCCAAGTATGGAATCCGGTTTTGCAAACGCACAGTCTTTCGTGGACTCTGAATGCATCCGGCGTATGAACCCTGAGACTCCAAGACGGACAGAAGTACTGGTTAAGTCAGCAACCCTTGGCACTGTGATTGGCAGTGGTGAGATCAACCAGATTGCGCCTTATGCACGTAGACAGTATTACGAGCACAAGGAAAAATCACGATGGTTTGAGCGCATGAAAAACCGCCACAAAGACTCTATCCTGAAAGGAGCGGCTAAGTATGTCAAATCTCACTGACAGTGTCAGATCGTACATCCTCATGTGCCCGTTTTTAAGTGATGGGCGTGTAAATGTGGACTACATTGGAACGGATATGGGGTACTCTGTCGACCCTCTCCCTTGCGACCCGATCATACAGAGATACATGGACGGTGGGGCAAAGAAGCAGTTCCAATTCGCATTTACAAGCCAAGAAGAATATGACCAAGACGCGCGAATTAACATTGAAAACAGTGGATTTTTCCAGAGCTTCGAAGAGTGGTTGGAACAGCAGAGTTTTAACGACAACCTACCAAAACTCGAAGAAAAGAAGAACCCAATATCAATCGAAACTTTAAACAGCGGTTACTTGTACGATATGAACGGTGAAAACGCAAAGTATCGTATTGAGTGCCGCTAAAATTATACGCAGGAGGTATAAGTATGGCAGTAGCAGCACCAAAATTAGTCGGCAGACATTTGCGTGTGGCATTCATGAACACGGATGCAACGGGCAGCTCTCCGAAATTTGAAAGAATGACCAATTTTACCGCAATGACAAACGGGAAAAACCCGAAAGAGTATTCTAGACAGTACGTGGATGAGATCGCGGAGCGCGCGGACGTTGTAGGGTACGCTCCGGCAATCGAATATTCATTTGACCGGTACACAAATAACCCGGTACACGAAAAAATCGCAACAATCCACGATGGTGAAAAGCTCGGAGATGACGCACATGTAGAAGTTGTAGTTGTTGACTTTTTCAAAAAAAATGATAAAGGAGACAAATGCTACGCAACAAAGCGTACTTATGCGGTCATCCCGGATTCTGACGGAGACGGAACGGATGCGCTTGTGTATGGCGGATCTCTTAAATCTGTGTCCGACATCGAAGAAGGATATGTTACAGAAACTGACTTTACAAGCAAGACGGTTACTTACGCCAAGGGAGATTACATGGGGGAGTAGCTGCCGCCGATTTTAAGGTGGCAAAAAACACAGGAAAGAATAGGAGAGTGAGCCAATGAGCCAGTGGAAATTTAATAATTTTGAAACAGACATCGATTTTACAGACGCAGATTTTATGGAAAAATTTGAGGGCTGCTACGAAAAAATGGTTGAGGAATCCGAAAAAGTGCCGAAAGTTGGAAAAGTGTCCGAGATTACGAGGGCGCAATGCAAGGTTTTTAATGATTTCTATGACCGATTATTCGGAGACGGAACAAGCGAAAAAATGTTTCTAGGGAAAAACAGCATGGACATGAGAGTTAAGGCCGCCAATTCACTGTTTGATTTACGGAACAGCGAGCAGTCCAGATATAACAGTATGGTAAACAAATATACACCAAACAGGAAAGCTAGGAGAGGGGCGAATAAGAACCGATGAACCTCTTCTATGAATCACTCCCGACATCGGTAATTGTAAATGGAAAGCCTGTGAGAATCAGAACCGATTTTCGAGAGTATATTTCTCTTTTGGACATGTTAAAAGATAAAGATGTCAAGTCTGTGGATAAGCTGTTGATTTTGAGTGAGTATTTCCTTGACGATATCGAAATATCACAGCCTGCAATTGACGCATTATGCGACTTTATGAGTGCTGATTTTTCAGACGGAGAAGTCAGTCAAACCGGAACAGTGAGGCAAAAGAATCTTTTTTCTTTTTCCATCGATTATCCCTATATATTATCAGCATTTTTGCGCGATTACGGAATCGACCTGATTGATATTAAATATCTGCACTGGTGGAAATTTCGAATGCTTTTTGATGGATTATCAGAGGACAATGAGATCAAGAAAAGAATTATGTACAGAGGGATTGATCTGAGCGAAGTTAAAGATCCGGAAGAGAAAAAGAGAATCCAGAAAATTAAAAAACTGATCGAGTTAAAACAGGAAGAATTGACTGATTTTGAAATCGGTGACGCTTTTATGTAGGTGGACCATGAAAAAAGAACCAATATTAGTCCGAGATTGGATTAGATGCCCTGTGTGCGGCTGCAAACTTGCTATTGCAGACAATACAGCCAAAAGCCACGGTATCTACGTAAAATGTCGGACTTGTAAGAAAGAAATAGAAATTAAGAAATAAAGCACTTAAGTGAGCCTATGAGCCTGTGCTATCCAAGAATAGGAGGGATAGTATGGGTTATGATGGCTCATTAAAATTTGACACGGAAATAAATGAATCTGGATTTAATTCCGGAATTTCCAAACTTGGTGGAATAGCCAAGAAAGGTGCAGGAGTGGCAGTTGCTGCGGTTGGTGCTGTTACGGCTGCGCTTGGAGCTGGTGTTGTAGCCGGAGTAAAATACAATGCATCCATAGAGTCTTACCAGACATCATTTGAGGTTATGACTGGATCCGCAGAAAAGGCTGCGGAAGTAATCGACAAATTAAAGAAAGTTGGAGCGGAGACACCGTTTGAACTTCCAGACTTGGCAGATACTACACAGCTCTTAATGAACTATGGCTTTAGCGCAGACGAAGCTATGGACAGTATGATGATGCTCGGTGATATTTCACAAGGCTCTGCCGAAAAAATGTCCAGAATTGCTACTGCTTACGGTCAGATGTCCTCTGCTGGAAAGGTATCGTTGGAAGATGTCAAACAGATGATTGAAGCTGGATTTAATCCACTGCAAGAAATTTCTGAAAGCACAGGGGAGTCTATGGCGTCCCTGTACGACAGAATCAGTAAGGGGACGATCTCTGTCGACGAAATTGCAGCATCCATGCAGAGAGCAACGTCTGAGGGCGGTAAGTATTTCCAAAGTATGGAAAAGCAAAGCCAGACGTTTAGCGGTCTGATCTCCACTTTAAAAGATAATGCTCAACAGCTATTGGGCGAGGTCGTAAAGCCGATATCTGATGGACTGACAGAGTCTTTGTTGCCTGCGGCGATTAGTGCAATTGAGCAGTTGACGCAAGGATTTGAAGAAAACGGCGTTGCCGGTATGATTCAAGCAGCTGGAAATATCGTGAATGGACTATTTACCGGAATGATGGAAAATGCTCCGTTGCTTATCTCTACAGGAATGGAGCTGCTTAATCAGTTCTTACTCGGAATCGCAACCGGAGTTCCAGCACTGATTACCAAAGGGTTTGAAATCGTAACTCAGCTCGTTCTTGGTATTTTGCAAAATCTACCGCAGTTAATCACGCAAGGAGCGGCGGTTATCACGAACTTTGTGAATGGACTTCTGTCGTCTCTTCCATCTGTATTGCAATCAGGCGTCCAAATGATTCTCCGCCTTGTGGATGGAATTATAAACAACCTTCCGTCTATTGTATCAGCCGCAGCGCAGGCAATAGCGCGATTTATTGCGAGCATTGCAAGTAACTTACCAAAAATTATAGCTACCGGAAATAAGATTATCGCCGAGCTTGCTGTTGGATTGATTAAGGCAATACCAAACCTTGTGAGTAAAATACCACAGATTATATCTGCGATCAAAGACGCCTTTTTAAGTGTTGATTGGCTTAGTGTTGGAGTTAACATCATAAAGGGAATTGCATCCGGTGTCGCTTCTGCAGCCGGACAGCTAGTAGATGCCGCTGTGAGCGCTGCTACAGATGCCTTGAATTGGGTTAAAAGCAAACTTGGGATCCATTCCCCATCCCGTGTATTTAGGGATCAGGTTGGGAAAAACATGGCTCTCGGTATAGGGGTTGGATTCGAGGATAATATCCCATACAAAGACATGGAAAAACAGGCAAACAAGATGGTGTCCCGGATACAGGGAGCTGCTCTTGGAGTTACAACGTCTGCAAGCCCGACAGCAAGCGGATATGTCGCTTCCAGATCGGCGGTCAGAACGACAGATAATAACGAGCTACTCTATGCAGTAGACCGTCTATCCAGACTTGCCAACAGACCACTAGAGATTGTTAATAAAATTGACTCTGTAGAGACATCCAGAGTACTTGCAACACCAATGGAAAAACAAATAGAAAAGAATTCAAGTTTTCGGAAGATGTTAGGAGGGGATAGAAATTGAGCCTATCAGTAAAATTTGACGATCAGGAACTCGGGCGATACTTAAGTGTATTGTCCGGGTTCTCTCCGTTTAGTGGAGCAAATAGAGAGTCGGGACTCCTTGACGGAGCAGAAAGTGCAAAAGGAGAGGATTTTGGCTATACAACATATAAATCAAAGACGCTTGAAATGCCCTTTGAAATTAAAGGAGACATCTTAGCAAGCTATGACGCGATTCAGAAAATCCTAAACGTCACAGAGCCGAAAAAACTTGTTTTTGGGAATTATCCAGATCGCTACTTTTATGCGATACCGGACGGAAACCTTGATGTGACACAGGTTGCGATTTTTGGGAAAGGCGCAATCACTTGGCTTATCCCGGATGGGGTAGCGTACTCTGTCGGCGAATTTGATTTTGACGGTGTACAGCAAGACGGATACCAGACCATTACCATCCAAAACAACGGCACCGAATGGGCAGACGTGGATTATGAGATCACGCACCAGCACGAAAACGGGTTTATCGGACTGGTTAGCCAGTATGGAGTCATCCAGCTCGGCAAACAGGAAGAAGCAGATGGAGAGAACTACGAAGCGTCCGAAGAACTGTTTAACGGTTACGGCTTGTTTCAAGACGATCATGGAACGTCTTACCAAAATCCAGAGAATACCACACAGGGGACGCTTGAAGTACGGAATGTTGCCGGATATAACGTTATGGCATTAAAAGGTGGACAAGCAACATCCGGATACTGGAACGGTGGAATGAAAACACTTACTATCCCGGTTGACAGTGAGGGTAGACGTGGAGCGAAGAACTTTTACTGTTACACGCAGCACTGGTTCGAGACTGGATTGATGGGACAGACGGGAGCGCAGACCATTGCATTTCTGACTGGAGATAACAAGGTGATTTGCGCCATGTCTATTAACAAGAGTGATGCCGCGGGAAATACGGCACGTATCGAGTGGTTCGCCCCAGGAAACACCTTGCTCAGACGGGAAGAGTTCCAGCCGACAGCATACGAGGGCAATCCGTTTAACCTAAAAATGGGATGCCATAATGACTTTTTAAAAGAGGGAGAAAAGCTGCGGATTTTCTGGTATGGAAGCTATATGGAGAGAAACATACCGGAAATAAAGGATATGGAATGCGAAAAAATCCAGATCTGGATCGGGCAGTGGGGAGACCGAAATCTATCAAACCAGTACGTCACACACAACTATTTAAAAAGCATCCGATTCCGGAAAGACAATGTCGATAAGTATAAGGATGTGCCGAACCGGTATCGTGCCGGAGATGTGGTGTCTATAGACGGAGAGAGTACAAAGGTCTATGTAAACGGGATGCCGGCAAAAGGAGATGAGATTAATGGATCCAATTATCCAAAAGTTCCACCGGGGACAACGGAAGTCCAGTTCTGCTATTCTTCCTTTTCATCTCCACCGCCGCATATTAAAGCAAAAATACGGGAGGTATATTTGTAATGGATAACATCAGAATTGCGATTCTAAGCACAAATAACACGCCAGTAGCGTACATGGACAACGGGCATAAAAAGTCCATGCACTACTGGAATGATAAGCTACACGAATACTTACAGGGTACGGCGAATGCTTACACTTTTACGGTAAATGCAAAGCATCCAGACGCACAGCATATCAAAGCTGGGAATAAGGTGGCATTTACTTACAAGGGGAAATCATACTACTTAAACATTGTAAATACCGATAAAACGGAACAGACGATTACTGCTACGGCATGGTCACTGTCGTTTGAGCTTATTAACGAGGATGCTGGAGAATACAAAGCTGGAAAAGCCATGAGTTTTGAAGAGTACCTCGCCGTCTTTGATGCTGAGAGAACGCTTAAATTGGGACTCAATGAGGTGTCGGACAAACGGATCACCAACGAATGGACAGGTACAACGTCCGTATTAAAGAGATTATTCTCCCTGGCTAATGTCTTTTCTGCGGAGATCGAATTTGAGACAGTACTGAACAGAGACTACTCTTTAAAAGAGATTGTCCTAAATGTATATCGGAAACACTCCGATACAGACAGCGGAGTCGGAGAATACCGGAATGACATTGTACTGCGGTACGGGAAAGGAATTACCGGAATTCGAAAAACCACAGATGCCGAGAAGCTTTACACCTGCATCCAGCCGACCGGAAAGGACGGTCTGACAATCAATGGTCTTGACAAGAAAGAATACGATGAAAACGGACGTTTGGAATACTTTACGGATGGTGCGATCATCCGCGCACCACAGGCAAGAGACCGGTTTCCGTCCAATATCGTGAATAAAGAGGATGCTTATATCCTGATGCGGAAAGAGTATGATACAGACAGCAAGGACAAGCTCTATAGCATGGCTCTGTCTGATCTTAAAACAGCATCTGAACCGGTGGTGACTTACGAGGTGGACGGATATTTTGACACCAACATCGGGGATACGGTAAGGATGCAGGATCAGGAGTGGACACCAGTCCTTTATCTACAGGCAAGAGTATCAGAACAGATCAGGAGTCTTACCAATCCAAAAACTGCAAAGACGGTATTTACAAACTACAAAGAGCTGACATCGGAAATTTCGGACAGCTTATTACAGAGGATGCAAGACCTTATTAATAAAAATAAGGTTTATACTTGCTCTATCTCAACAAACAACGGCATTATCTTTAAAAATGGCATCGGTAGCACTACTCTGACAGCTTACGCTTACGATAACGGCGTGGATGTGGCAGACAAGCTACAATTCCGATGGAGCAAGGATGGACATGAGTTTTATGTTGGTAAGAGCGTTACGGTAAATGCTACTGACGTGGATACAAAGGCGGTGTACTCATTTGAGGCTCTAGAAAATGGGATAAAACGTGGGTATTACGAGGTCACAATCACGGATGTAATGGATGGAGAGGATGGAAAAGACGGGGAACAGGGTCCGCAAGGTGAGAAAGGAGAGCAAGGCGAACAGGGACCTCCGGGTCCACAAGGCGCTCCGGGATTGGATGGTATACAGGGTCCAAAGGGGGATCAGGGAATCCCGGGAAAAGATGGGAAGGACGGAAAAACACAGTACACCCACATCGCCTATGCGAACAGCGCAGACGGTAGGACAGATTTTTCCGTGTCCGACAGTAATAGGGAATATATCGGAATGTATGTTGATTTTACGCAAAATGACAGCGCAGACCCGACAAAATATGCATGGAGTAAGATCAAAGGCGCAGACGGGGCGATCGGAACACCAGGAAAGCCGGGAGCCGATGGAAAGACCCCATATCTACATATTGCCTATGCAAACAGTGCAGATGGCAAGACGGGATTTTCCACCACGGATGGTACAAATAAGCTCTATATCGGGCAGTATACAGATTATACACAGGCAGATAGTACAGATGCTACGAAATATACATGGACAAAGATCAAAGGCGAAAATGGAAAAGACGGAACAAACTCAAGAAGCTACATCCTGGAAGCGTCCGATACCGCTATTAAAAAAGGTGCAGACGGAGCTTTAACACCATCTAAAATAACATTCCGGTCGTTTTATCGAGATGGAGACAGTGCGACAAGGATACCATATAATGGTAGATTTAAAATCGAAGAGTCAACCAACGGAACATCATACTCCGTGAAATACACCTCATCTGCGAACGAAAGTGCAAAGGAGTATACACCGACTGCAACTGCGAAAATACTCCGTTGCACGCTTTACAGCGCAGACGGGACTATAAATGCTTTGGATACGCAGAGTGTTGTTGTGCTTACGGATGTGGATAATTTGGAGATTGGCGGTAGGAATTTACTATTAAACACAGGGTTTAATACTTTTAACCATTGGATTAAAGGTAGTAATACAAAATCTCTCCAGATGGTTAATGGATGGTGTGAAGTTACGATTGGTGGGACATGGTCTGGATTTGTTCAAGAATTTATACCAGAAAAAAATGTTGAATACATAGTGAGTTACGAAGCGTATCTGGTAGACACTGTTGCTGAAACTGCTGTGTTAGAAACAGATTTTGGTACTCCAGATCAAAATCAAACAATTAACAAAACGCCTGCAAAATATTCATTGAAATTAAAATATCCATCTACATCTTTAAATGGAAAAATAGATTTCATGTTATCAAATAATGAAGTGGGTAAAAAATGGAGAATTCGAAATATCAAACTTGAAAAGGGTAATAAAGCCACAGACTGGTCTCCCGCTCCTGAGGACATAGAAACTTTAGTAGTAACATTGTCCAACGATTCCCAAACAGTAGCAACAGACACAAACGGAAACGGTGGAAACTTTATAGATTGCTCTACAAAAGTGCAGGTTTACAACGGCGCACAGGACGTTTCAGAAGTCGCTACTTACACCGTAACAAAATCTTCCGGAATTGCTGGTACATGGGATTTAAGTACACGTACTTACAAGGTATCCGCTCTATCTACGGATAACGGATGGGTTGACATTAAAGTAACATACAACGGAAATTCTATCACAAGACGGTTTACGGTTTCGAAATCGAAACAGGGCGCGCAGGGAGCAACGGGACCTCAAGGTGATAATGGACCACAAGGGCCGGCGGGGACGTCTGGAAGAGGGATAAAAACTATTACAGAATATTATTTGATTTCTTCCGCAAAAACAGGAATTACAACAGCGTCAAGCGGTTGGAGTACATCAGTTCCGACGATGACAGCAACAAATAAATACTTGTGGAACTATGAAAAATTTACGTTTACAGATAATACGACAGCGACCACTACACCAAAAATAATCGGGATATACGGAGACAAAGGAACAACAGGAGCTACTGGTCCGCAAGGACCTCAAGGAAATACAGGTGCTACTGGACCGCAGGGGCCACAAGGAGCGACTGGCCCGAAAGGACCGCAGGGGGCAACTGGTGCAACGGGACCACAAGGGGTAACTGGAAACGGAATAAAGTCTATCACGAATTATTATCTTGCAACGGCAAGCGGAAGCGGTGTGTCGGCGTCCACATCAGGATGGACTACAACTGTACAAGCAATAACGGCGTCAAAAAAATATCTGTGGAATTATGAAGTTGTTACCTATACAAATGGTAGCACGTATCAATCAGCACCATGTATCATCGGGGTATATGGTGATAAGGGAGCGACAGGTGCTACAGGAGCAACAGGACCAAGTGGCATAATTGTATCTTCTACGGCTCCGTCAAATCCTAAAGTTGGCCAGTTATGGCAAACGGCATCCGGTCAGCCGATCAAGCGGTGGGATGGAAGTAGGTGGGTGATCCATTATATTTCTGTTGATAACTTAAACGCACAGACTTTAAGTGCGATAGCGGCAGATCTTGGAACTGTAACTGCCGGACTTATTAATGATAAGAATGGAACAATGCTTATCGATGTTACATCCGGAAAGATTATTAGCAAGAAAATCGTGCAAGGAGCAGTGGAAAATGTTGCGTCATTGAGTAATGCGTATTTGGCTTTCTCCGGTAAGGCTCCGACAACAGATCGAGCTACTATGAGCGTGAACTTGCAAAACATCATGTTTACAAATGAAAATACAAGAAAAGCAACGACAATCCAGTTTGAGGATGAAATGATATATGCAAGAAATTCTGTATCCCCACGTATAAGCATATATGCGTATCGCAATTACGATTCCGGTACCGTGAAAGGTCCATGTACAAGCACAAACTCCGCAAATAACATCCGTGTAGAGTTAAAAAGGAGAGGATTTATGGTAACATGCAAGATCACAATGCTTGCACAATTTCCGAACAGCGGAAGTTTCGGAGCGTTTGATGATGTGCGAATCCCTATTGGGTATCGCCCGGTGTTTGATGTTTATGCGCCGTATATCGAAGTGTCCGGATCGTCAGTGTTTGGCGCTGGACGGTATATAATTGGCAGTGATGGGGGAATTACAATTTTCGTTGAGAACCCGAATTGGACAGAGCGAATTTTGTCTACCACATGGATTACGGAAGACTAAAGGAACGAATATGGAGATTAGGGCAAGACCGTAATGGTCTTATTTTTATACTTAAAAATAAATGGAGGAAAGACATGACAGAAAATGAAGTAGAAGTGAAACTTGCAGAGCACGGAAAAGAAATCGGCTCATTAAAACACCGAATGAAAGAAGCAGAGGACGTTGTGAATGTGGTACATCAACTGGCGCAAGAAATGGTAGGGTTGACCAAGGAGGTTGGATTTATGAACCAGACCCTTGTGCAGTTGACCGCAAAGGTGACGCATCTTGAGCAGACACCGGCTAAACGGTGGGACGTAGTAGTAACCGCACTGATCGGAGCTGTGATTGGTGGAATAGTAGCGATGTATCTGTAAAGGAGAATGAAAAATGAAGAAGATTAACTGGATTGTAAGAATTAAAAACAAGGCATTCTGGGTTGCACTGATCCCGGCAATCTTACTGTTGATACAGGCAATTGCGGCAGTGTTTGGGCTTAACATCAACCTTGGAGACCTTGGTGATAAGCTATTAACCGTAATCAATGCGCTCTTTGCAGTGCTGGCGATCCTCGGTGTAGTGGTAGACCCAACAACACCTGGAACAGGAGATTCGGAGAGGGCACTTACATATAAATAGATTCAGGAGAGCTTGGAAACAGGCTCTCTTTTGTTGTGCGACATCGCACGGTAGGAGGTGAGAACATGAGCGAACAGAACGAATTTGGAAGAATAACAGCAGAGGAACTGGAAAAGGTATTTGAGACAGAAGAACAGGAGGAAGAGAAAGAATGAAAATTGGCTTAAGGGGAGGACACTCCCCAAATTGTAAAGGTGCAATCGGTCTGATCGATGAGCAGGCAGAAGCGCGGAAGATCTACAATGAGCTTGCACCAATGTTGCAGGCTGTCGGTCATACTGTGGTTGATTGTAATTCCAATGCATCCAATGTGTCTGGCGAGCTATCTGACGGCACAAATAAGGCGAATGGAGCAGGATGCGATATTTATGTCACCTTGCACATGAACGCCGCAGGAGCGACATCAGCAGGGGGCACAGAGGTGTGGTTATATGATGCATCTAACCAGACCATGAACACGATCGCAAGCAACATCTGTAATAATTTTGCAGGAAAAGGATTTACTAACCGTGGTGTAAAGTACAGTTCGGGATACCATGATCTGAATGCATCCAATATGCCCGGTATGATCGTAGAGACATTATTTTGCACCGGCGCAGATGATGTAGCAAGGTATCGGAATTTAGGCACAAAAGGAATTGCTGGGCTGATTGCAAAGGCAATCGACAGTAGAGCGTCTGCATGCAGCGAACAAAAAAAACAGAATACAGGAATCGAACAGGAAGGAGAAGAAGAGATGAAATGTTTATTTACAGTAGAGGGAAAAGGTGCAGTGTATTATTTTGACGGTCAAAAAGTAATAACATTGGGTCATCCAGACGAATTAAAAATCATCCAGCAGATTTACAAGGACAACAATGGTAAGGACATGCCGTGTTACAAGTGGAGTCCTAAAGCGCCATGGTATGCAAGGCTCATGTCGGTAATTTACAGTAAAGAGACCACATCTATTTAATAAAAATCCCCTCGGAGATCAGCTCTCTGAGGGGAATAATATTATTTTCTATCAAAATGTATTTTTAATAAATTCAATTCAAACCCCTCTGTGCTATAATATATGTAGTTAATACAAGAGGGGGAGCAAGTATGGAATATCAAATATACGAATCTTACGATACATTTTTGCTTTACCAAGAGTTTTTGGAGATACCAGGTAATACATTCAAGTTCCGGTTGCCAGAAGGTATGACGCTGACAACCGAAATGATGCACACCTTTTTACGGGCGGCGTATATGAGTGTTGGACGGATGGAGTTGCCGTCCTGAATATTGTATCATTTATTTTGTACTAATTATACTACTCCAAATC